TGTTCCCGACTTCAGTAGGTTCAATTGAATTATCAACTGAACAAGCAGACGGTCTAGAAACATTTGAAGTAAGTTTCTCATATTCTCACTGGGAAAGAGTAATCTAAGACAATTTAAAGTGAAATTAACCCTTTTAAGGTGTTATAAATAATAGTATGGAAATATTTGGATTTGAAATATCTCGTAAGAAAGACGAGTTAAGGGCCACAGAGACACCGAACGCAAGTTCGTTTGTCCCTCAAGTAGACGATGACGGCACTCCCGTCATTAGTCAACAGGCAGGATTTATCGCAGGAGGTGCTTATGGTGCCTATGTCGATATGGAAGGTGGTATCAAGAATGAGGTTGAACTCATTAGAAGATACAGAGAGACTTCCTTAGTACCTGAATGTGACGCTGCTATTGAAGACATTGTTAATGAGTGTATCACCTCGGATAGTGCCGATAGGATTGTAACACTTGACCTCAGAGACCTAAAACTCTCAGATGGTATTAAGAAAAAGATACAGGACGAGTTTTACACAATCCTATCACTAATGAAGTTCAATCAGAACTCTCATGAAATATTCCGAAAATGGTACGTTGATGGAAGAATTTACTTCCATAAAGTCGTTGACTCTAAAAGATTAAAACAGGGTATAGTTGACATTAGAAATGTTGACCCTCTTAAAATCAAGAAAGTTAGAAACGTAGAGAAAGACAAAAAGAACGGCGTAGAGATTATTAAAAAGATAGAAGAGTTTTATGTTTTTAATGACAAAGGTTTTGACAAGACAGGTGCTAACGAAGGTGCAACTGTTAAAATTGCTCCCGAAGCGGTAACATATACTACTTCAGGACTCCTTGACTTCAACAAGAATGCAGTCATAGGATATATGCATAAGGCATTGAAGACTGCAAATCAGTTATCAATGATGGAAGATGCACTTGTTATCTATAGGATATCAAGAGCTCCCGAAAGAAGGATATTCTACATAGATGTAGGTAACCTTCCAAAAGCAAAGGCAGAACAGTACCTTGCAGACGTAATGAATAAGTATAGAAATAAACTTATCTATAATGCAGATACTGGTGAAATCAAAGATGACAGAAAACATATGAGTATGTTGGAAGATTTTTGGTTACCGAGAAGAGAAGGTGGTAGAGGAACTCAAATTGAGACTTTGCCTGGCGGACAGAACCTTTCAGAGATAGAAGATATAGAATACTTCAAGAAGAAGTTATATCGTTCACTGAATGTTCCAGTCTCAAGAATGGAATCAGAGAATGGTTTCAACATGGGAAGGTCTGCAGAGATTACTAGAGATGAAGTTAAGTTCAACAAGTTTACGAACAGACTTCAGAAGAAATTCTCAAGAGTGTTTACAGACATTCTTAGAACACAATTAGTGTTAAAAGAAATTGTAAGTGCAGAAGAGTTTGATAAGTTTAGAGATTTTATACTCTATAACTTTGAAACAGACAATCACTTTAAAGAACTTAAAGAGTTTGAACTGTTAAGAGATAGAATGGATGTTCTATCACAAGTTAGTGAATATGTTGGACAATATTACTCTAAAGAGTATATTAGAAAATACATTTTAATGCAGTCCGAAGATGACATTAAATTAATTGATGCTCAAATTGACCTAGAGTCAAATGATGAGGACGATAATGATGAAGAAGGAGATGATTACTAATGAGTAGTGAAATAGCAAAAACAATAGTTGACCAAATTGCAAATGGTAAACTAGATGCGGCAAAAGAATCAGTTTTTACTGGTATGAAAGAGAAGGCTGCAGAAACTGTTGACATGAAAAGAGTCGAAATGCAAGTAGACTGGGTAAACAACACGAGTCAGGAAGACAAATAATGAAAACATTTGCAGAGATATCACACATCTTACACGAAGCAAAATTTAAAATTGCATCGGGTGAGAAAGAGTTATCTAAAGAAACTGCAAAGGTTGGTGGGAAGAAAGTAAACATTGTTTATGTGCAGAACAAACGAAATAAAGTTGATGTGTACATGGACGGAAGAAAATTTAGTGGAGATATGCCGTATAAAGATTTGAAATCTGCTCAGAAAGAGATGAAAGATATCAAAAAAATTATGGGTAGCATGTCCGAAGAAGGAATTACAATAGGGGAAATCTTAGATGAAATTAATATCTGAATATAACGACTACTCAATATCACCAGTCATCGTTGAAGCAAACGAAAAGGGTGAGAAGGAACACTTTATTGAAGGTGTTTTCATGCAGTCCAACATCAAAAACAGAAATGGTCGTGTTTACCCTAAAGAAGTAATGTTAAAAGAGGTCAACAGATACAGGGACGAGTTAATCAATAAGCAACGTGCTTTTGGTGAGTTAGGACATCCTGAAGGCCCAACAATCAATTTAGACAAAGTGTCTCACATGATTACATCTTTAGAAGAAGATGGTAATAACTTCGTGGGACGAGCAAAGATTTTAAGCACACCCAATGGTCAAATCGTAAAGAATTTAATCAATGATGGTGCTAAATTAGGAGTATCATCTAGAGGATTAGGTTCTTTGGAAGAAAAAGGTGGTATTCAACATGTGAAAAGTGACTTTCAACTTGCAACTGCAGCTGATATCGTTGCCGACCCGTCTGCACCCGAAGCCTTCGTAGAAGGTATTATGGAAGGTGTTGAGTGGGTAATGGAGAGTGGTATCCTTAAAGCTAAAGATGCAGAAATTATGCAGAAACAACTTAAAACTGCAAAACTAAATAAGTTAGAAGAAACTAAGTTAAATCTATGGAAAAGGTTCGTTGAGAGTCTATAACATATAAATAAAAAAGAGAATACAAAATAATCTCAAACAGGAGAAAGAAATGGCAGATTTAGAAAATAACCTAGAACAAGCAATAGAAGAGGCAATGCAGCCTGATTCTAAAGCAGAAAAAGGTGACTCAAAACCTGTAAAGCAAGGTTCATCAGATGCAGCTTCAATCGAAGGTGGAAAGGGTGAAGTCGTCAAACCTGAAGAAAATCCTGTTGACAAAGCAGTTGCCTCAGTAAAAGGTGCAGAGAAAGGAACCAAAGAAGTGAGTGGAGATGCTCAACAGAAAGGTGAAGCTCCTGCCGAGAAGCAAGTAAAACTTAAAAAAGTTAAAGAAGATTCTGATGAAGACAGTTCAATGTCTAAAATGGAATCAATCAAGGCTATCGTCAACAACATGAAGGAAATGACTAAGGAAGAAATTCAACAAGTATTGGGAACAATATCTGAAGAAGAGTTAGACGAAACCTTGACTAAAGCAGAAGTCGCAAGACAAGTAGTCGAATCATTAAAAGCAATGGACGAAGAGTCAGTTGCAGAAACATTTGAAAAAATGAAGAAAAAGTCAGACGATGACGAAGATGAAGACGAAGTCAAAGAAGAAAAAGATGAAGACGAAGATGAAGACGAAGATGACAAAGAAGTCAAAGAGTCTGCATCAGTTGAAGCATCTTTAGTTGAAATTGAAATAGATGACGACCTATCAGCAATTTCTGAAGCATTAGACTTATCAGAAGAAAATGCTGAGAAAGCAAAAACTATCTTTACAGCTGCAGTGAAATCAAAAGTTGCAGAACTTAAAGAAGAGTTAGAGTCTCAGTATTCACAAAATTTAAAAACCTCAGTTGATACTGTTAAAGGTGACCTTACGGAAGCAGTTGACAAGTATCTTTCATATTGTGCAGAAGAGTGGACGAAAGAAAACGAACTTGCAATAGAAAGAGGTTTGAGGTCAGAAATGACAGAAGGGTTTATTGATGGATTAAAGACATTGTTCACTGAACATTATGTCGAAGTTCCTGAAGATAAATACAATGTTATTGACGAACTCGCAAATCGTCTCGATGAGATGGAACAAAAACTTGATGGTGAAGTCACTAGAAATATGGACATCACTGAAGAGTTAGATACTCTCAAGAGAAGTAATGTGGTTAGAGAAGCTGGAAACGACTTATCTGAATCACAAAAAGAGAAATTAGAATCTTTATCAAATGGTGTAGACTTCAAAGACGTAGAAGACTTTCAAGAGAAAGTAGTTGAAATCAAAGAAGCTTATTTCCCAAGTGATGTAGATTCTATAGTAGAAGAAACTCTAGTAATGGAAGGTGAAGGTACATACGAGGACGAAAGTTCTGAACCTGTACTTGACCCAACTATTGCAAGATATTCATCTGCGATTAGTAAACTTAAACCATTAGGTTAAAATTAAAGGAAAATAAAATGATTTTATCAGAAAACTTACAAGAAAAGTGGAGCCCTATTCTAGAACACTCCGATTTGCCAAAAATCGAAGACAACTACAAAAGAGCAGTCACAGCAGTTATCCTAGAAAACCAAGAAAAAGCTCTTAACGAAGATAGAGTTACTCTTGACGAAGCTGCACCTTTAAATGCTACTGGTAGTTCTGCAATTAGTAACTGGGACCCGATTTTAATATCCCTAGTTCGTAGAGCTATGCCAAATCTCGTTGCATACGACATTTGCGGTGTTCAACCAATGACAGGCCCAACAGGACTTATCTTTGCTATGAAAGCAAGATATAACGATTATTCTACAGCTGGTAGAGAAAACAAGACTGAAGCATTATTCAATGAAGCAGAAACTGGTTACTCAAATGCAGCTCAAGATACATCTACTCCTATTGCTGGCTCAAACCAAGACCCGTTCGCTAGTGCATACGCTACGAACACTGGTGCTGGTA